CGGGAGATTGAGTGGGAATTGGTTAAAGAGTACTTGGATGAAACAGAGCAACTTGCTTATATCGTGCTTATATGTTGCACGATCCTGCAGCACGTTTTGTTGGACAAGAAGAAAGATGAATTAGGTTTCCTGGAGGTGCATTCAATGCGGTACTCAGGTGAGCCTTTGACGTCGATCGGAAACGGTCTGATAAACGAGTTTGTGGGGTGGAGTTGCCCACCTGAGATGCATGAAAACCCCGTTGCATCGAAGGAAGATCTGGACAATGGCATCTGTCCGGTTCGAGGATTGAGGGAAGGGGACGACGGTTTTGCTGGCGCACAAGGCAAAGTGAGACTGGACGATTGGGGCTTGCAGTTGGGCTTCAATCTGGATGTAGACTGGTATACTGACTTCAGAGCCGTAAAGTTCTGCGGTCGGTATTTATCAGGCGATTTCAACGAAAATTTGGTGTCAGTGTGTGATGTGCGCCGCACACTTGACAAGTTACACTTGGTTATGGGAGTGACGCATCAAGACAAACGTGCGTTACTCAGGTCTAAGCTCCTAGCTGCATGGAACTTGGACGGCCATACCCCTATGGTGGCCACAATAGTATGGGCTTTGTGGCCAAGTGTAGCTGATGCCAAGGTCATCACCGCAAAACCAGACAAGCATAAGATGAAGCTCGCAGGTACGAACAATGTTCCAGGTAGTATTCCGCCGATCATACGAGACGTGGATTACAACTGCCTTGTTTATCAGGGTATCTGTCCAGAAGCGGCACGCAGGCACGACCGGGATGTCGTGAGGGCGGCGTTGTTGCGCCAGCCTCTGCCGCGCTTTGATTTTGGTTTGTCAACCGCGAAAGTCCACCTTTACGCGGTGTCGGGCGTGTGAATTGTTTTCACACACAATACAGGATGGCGAAGAAGAAGAAAGCTGCAACCGGGTCTGCGGGTCCGAGTGCAGCGAAGATGCAGGAATTGACGAAGAGGGTGGAGGAGTTGACTGTTGCTGTGAAGAAGAAGAAGAAGAAGGACGGAGGAAATCCTGGCTTGGCCAAATTGTTAGGCAAAGCTGGCACTATGCTAGGCGGTGGAATCTCCAAGATTATGGGTTTTGGAGATTACGTCGTCCAGGAGAATTCCATGGCCAAGGGTGGTTATTCCTCAATGGAGGTGCCATCATTTGGCGGTGGTTCCAATGAAGTTCGTGTGACACATCGGGAGTTTGTAAAGACTATCGCTGTGCCACATTCTCCCACTGACTTTCACAACATCACGTACGACATTAATCCATCCAATGATTCGCTGTTCCCGTGGCTGAGTAAAATAGCAAGGAATTATCAGCAGTACAAGATCAACGGGATGGTGTTGACGTTTAAGTCTATGACCAGTGAATATGCGAGCTCCGGTTCGCTGGGCACTGTTGGTATCGCTACCAATTATAACGTCAATGACAAACCATTCGCTGATCTAGTATCGTTTGAGAACAGCCAGTTTGCCGTGGTGAACAAGCCAAGCCTTAATATCGTTCATGCGATAGAGTGCAAGGAGTTTGCCCGGAATGGACTACAGTTGTATGTCCGGGACGCGCAGAGCGAGTCCACTGGTGTGAGTGATGCGAGGTTTTACGATTTCGCGAAAGTACAGATTATGACGGATGGGTTGCCCCAGGGTGTGGACACTACCTTGGGGCAGCTTTGGGTGTCTTATGACATCACATTGCTCAAGCCCATCGTGGCGAGTGGAGCCGTTGTGCCGACCCCAGTGTCGCGCACAGTGTTGAGGTCACAGGCCTCCACCACTGCACTGCAGTGGCTTGACCAAGGGGATGTGTATCGTGATACACTCTCCTGGTCAACGGAGAATATCACTGTCGCCTCACAAGGCATTGCACCATTCAGCACAGCGCTTAATCATACGATCACGGGAACGTTGCCCCACACATTCAATCGGTCTCCGACGGATTTGACTTTGCTAACCGTTAGTCCGACTAACGGTCTCAGAATCCTGCGCAATGGTGATTACACATTCACTTTTGTCATGCAGGCTTCTTTCGCCGTCGGCAAGTTCGCCTTGAGTGAAGGCTATGCAAATGCTATATCAGTTACCAATGTCGGCGGGGCAACTTCGGCCATTTGGGTGAAGACGCCTTACACCGTCTCGCACTGCCCCATTACATCTCCAACTACGCCTCGTGTCGCGATTGGAGCGTTTGGGCAACTTAACATTAAGGTGCGGGACATCGTTGGTTCCGGCGGTGCTGTCGACTTGTCGTTTCCGGGTTGGTCAATCTGGAGCGATGCCAGCATCCTGCCGTCTTCGGTAAAGCATGAGTTGTATCTGACCTGGTCAGATCATGCAAACTTGTCGAC